CCATTTGCATACTACACAGCAGCAATCAACAACAGCTTTACTAGAGTATTAAACTTAGAAAAACGTAGTCAGAATATTAGAGACGACTTACTAGAAGAAGAAGGTCTCAATCCAAGTAGCACACGAACATTTAATGCTGAATGGGCTGCACACATTGATAGAGAAACAAAACGAAAAGTAGACAATCCTACTATTAAAGTAACAGAATACGAAGTACCTGAAGCTGACACTGATGTAGAAGAAATCAAAACTGGAGAATAAATGTTTTTTGATAAAGCGGTAATATTTACTGATATTCACTTCGGCATGAAGAATAACAGTAGATATCATAATCAAGATTGTGAAGATTTTATTACATGGATGATTGACGAAGCACACAAGAGAGGCATTAAAAAATGTTTCTTCTTAGGTGACTGGCATCATAACCGTGCAAGCATTAACGTTAGTACACTTAACTACACAACCAGTAATTTGCGTAAACTTAGTGAAGCGTTTGAAGAAGTTATTATGATCACAGGCAATCACGATTTGTATTATCGTGAGAAGCGTGAGATACATAGCTTATCAATGATTGAAGAATTTAAAAACATTAGAATGATAAACACTGAAATGTTTGTTGAAGATGGTGTTGCATTTATTCCTTGGTTATGTGATGACGAGTGGAAGAAGCTAAAAGAGATTGACTGTAAATTTATGTTTGGTCACTTTGAACTTCCTAGTTTTTATATGAACGCACTTGTGCAAATGCCAGACCATGGTGGACTTAAAGCAGAAGACTTAGCTCGTCCAGAGAAAGTATTCAGCGGACATTTCCATAAAAGACAAGAACGTGGTAATGTAATTTACCCAGGCAACTGCTTCCCTCACAACTATGCTGATGCATGGGATGATGACAGAGGTTGTACTTTCTTAGATTGGGATGGGACAATTGATTACCTAGCATGGCCGGATGCACCCAAATATCGTACACTTACATTAAGTAAATTAATTGATAATCCAGACAAGTATCTTTCTAATAAAACGTATGCACGTGTTAGTTTAGACGTTGGCATTACATATGAAGAAGCTAACTTTATTAAAGAAACATTTGCTAAACAATATGACTTGCGTGAGATTGCTCTTATGCCAAGTAAAAAAGAAGAACATACAAACGACTGGCAAACTGGTGTCGACATACAAGTAGAGAATGTGGATACTATTGTATTAACACAATTAGAATCAGTACAAAGCGATACTATTAGAAAAGAACTACTAGTAGATATTTACAGAGGACTAACAACTTAAATGCTAATAATTAAGAATATCACCTTAAAGAATTTTATGAGTGTGGGCAATGTCACACAGGCTGTTCACTTTAACAATGCAGGGTTAACACTTGTATTGGGTAACAATTTAGACTTGGGTGGAGATGGTTCACGTAATGGAACAGGTAAAACTACTATTGTTAATGCACTAAGTTATGCATTATATGGTGCAGCACTTTATAATATTAAAAAAGATAACTTAGTTAACAAAACTAATAATAAAAATATGTTAGTTACTGTAGACTTTGACATGAACGGAATAAGTTATAGAATTGAACGTGGACGCAAGTCTAATGTGTTTCGCTTTTTAGTTGACAATGTTGACAGTAACGAAGGCATTACAGATGAAATGCAAGGCGAAGGCAGACAAAGTCAAGCAGTAATTGAACACACAATTGGTATGAGTCACACTATGTTTAAACATATTTGTGCGCTTAACACATACACAGAACCGTTTCTTAGTATGCGAGCTAATGATCAGCGTGACATGATTGAACAGTTACTTGGTATTACTAAATTAAGTGAGAAAGCTGATATTCTTAAAGAACTATTAAGAGGTACCAAGGATAGAGTAACAGAAGAGTCATATAAAATCAAGGGCATCGAAGATGCTAACGAACGTATCAATAGTAACATTATCGATCTTGAACGTAGGCAAAAGCAATGGGGCATTCAATTAGCAGACCGTATTAACGAACACACAGCTGATATACGAGCATTAGAACACATTGACATTGATAAAGAAATAACTGCCCACGAAGAATTTGCAGAATTTAATAAAACAAAAAGTCAAATAGATACACTGTCAGCAGAGTTAGCTAGACTTACGAGTAGTGTTGAGCGTGAACAAAAACGTTTAACAAAAGCACAAAAAGATCTAGACGCAACATTAGAACATAAATGTTATGCATGTGGGCAAGAAATACACGACGACCAACATGAAAAAATGGTTGCACAAAAAACTGAACTAGTTGATGAAAGTCAACAACTAATAGATACTGACAATGCATTAATTGCAGAGTATACTAGTGCGTTAGCAGACATTGGCACATTGGGCGCAGCTCCTAGAATTGAATACAATACATTAAACGAAGCGTATAAACATTCTTCTAAGATTGATAAACTGCAACTAACATTATCTGCAGCAGAAAAAGAAGTTAATCCGTACATAGAACAAATTGATATATTAAGAACTACTGGATTGCAAGACACAAACTGGGCAGAGGTAAATAGACTTACGGAACTTAAAGAACATCAAGACTTTTTATTAAAACTACTCACTAATAAAGATAGTTTTATTCGTAAAAAGATTATTGAACAAAACTTACAGTTCCTTAATACAAGATTAGAATATTACATTACACGATTAGGTTTACCACATGAAGTACAGTTCCAAAGTGACCTAACTGTAACTATTACGCAACTTGGTCAAGACTTAGACTTTGATAATTTATCACGTGGTGAACGTAATAGACTTATACTTGGACTTAGTTGGGCATTCCGTGATGTATTTGAAAGCATGAATCATCCAATTAACTTCCTTTGCATTGACGAACTTGTTGATAGTGGAATGGACACAGTTGGTGTTGAAAGTGCATTAGGCGTATTAAAGAAAATGGAACGTGATAGACAAAAGAATATATTGCTTATCTCACATAGAGATGAATTAGTAGGAAGGGTTAACAGCGTGTTACAAGTTACAAAAGAAAATGGCTTTACTACATTTGATACTAACGTGGAGATAGTTGATGCTTAGAATATTAGTATTCAACGACTACGTGTTAGAAAAGGATGATGAAATTATATTAGTTGAACCAAACTGGTATAGTGAAATGATTCTAAGAATTGATGCAATGTTACTGCCTAAAGGAATTGCGGGTAATCCTACATTACTAAACAACGAGCAAAAACAACAACTAACTGATATTCAGGAATATATTAAAACTGAATTTGAAATTCCAGTTGGTAACTCGTTTGCTCCTAGTTTGTTTTGCTTAACATATCTTATTTGGTTGTCAACTGAAAATAAAACACATGAAGAAGATCACTTAAAAGCATTTACACAGGCTGTTATTACGCAACCAGCAATTGACTAAACAAATTATAATAAAGTTAAAGAATTGTTGCCAGCGTGTGTGCAAGTTAAATACGAGCATGTGTTCATTGACGCTAACCCAGTCCTTGATATTACTAAAGAAGAAATAAAAGAATACACTAATGCTAATCTAGAATTAGCTAAAAAGATGTGCAGAATGGCAGGTGATTACGATCTAATTGATAAGTTAGATGATTATTCTGTCAGAGTATACCGTGGGTGATCAAAGTATCTTAGATTTAGATGATGGAATGACAAATCCTGAGTACGTACTATTACATGCTCCTAATACTATAGATGAATCCACACTAGGGCTTGATACCTTAGATTTAATCAGGAAGACCATAAATGAATGGGTCAAAGAGAAACAGTAATGTCGTGGACATATAATAATGAAGTAGTTGAAGAACTACCGGCAGACTGTGAAGGGTTTGTATATTTAATTACAAACCTCACTAATAATAAAAAGTACATAGGTAAAAAATTAGCAAGGTTTAAAACAACTAAGCCACCGCTAAAAGGAAGAAAGAATAAAAGACGTGGCACTAAGGAAAGTGATTGGAGAACTTATTGGGGATCTTCAGATCATTTAAATACAGACGTACTAACACTAGGTAAAGATAAATTTACAAGAGAGATCTTGTATTTTTGTCCTAGTAGAGGTGTTCTAAGTTATTTAGAAGCAAAAGAACAATTCGATCGTAAAGTTTTAGAAACAGATGATTACTACAATGGAATCATTAACGTGAGAGTTGGAAGCTCAAAAATTCTTACAGAACATTTAAAAAATAGTTGACAGACTATATCATTTCTGTTATAGTATACAAGAAGTTAAGTTTTAACGCTGTTATAAGCTAATAATTAAAGCATCATATAACTAGTAGTATACTAAAACTCCCAAAAGCAAAACCGATACCATATCTCGCAAACACTGGCAAAAACAAAACTAATATAGGCAACACAGGCTCTGACTAGTAGAGATCGCTCTACTCACCTTGAGGTTACATCGCTGTGACCGGAACTGGTGTGCCAACAATGTCAATACACTGATTTGACAAATCAAAATGATCAAGCTCTACGAACGCTCGTAACTTGAGGATAGTCCA